CAATATTACCGCCATTTATGTCTGCAGTTGTTACTGTAGTTGTACCAGAAGCTGTTACATCTGTAAATGTACCTGCTGCTGCTGTGGAAGCACCAATAACTGTGCCATCTATGTTACCACCGTTAATATCTGCTGTAGTTACTGTTGTAGTTCCTGTAGCAGTAAGATCAGTAAATGTACCTGCACCTGCAGAGGCTGCACCGATAGTTGCACCGTCTATTGCACCACCGTTAATATCTATATTAGAAAATGTAGCTGCACCTGTTACAGTAACAGAGTCAATGTATCCTACACCGTCAACATACAAGTCTTTAAATTTAAGTGAAGATGTACCAATGTCAATGTCATCATCAGTTACAGGAACAATAGCACCATCTTGTATTCTAAGTTGCTCTACGGCTGATCCACTTACTTCACTAAAAAAACCTATACGATTGTTACTAGTGTCTATTACAACTTTGTTTAGTGCATCACTGTCAGCTATGAGAGGTACGTATGCACCTTCAGTAGAACTACCATCGTGCTTGTGTCCACCCGATAAAGCAAACGCATCTCGTAGAGCATTATACTCTGCGTTTACTGGCGCAGCTTTAATAACCGCATTAGCGATAATATCGGCTGCTGATTGTCTTGAATAACCTGCCATGTTATAACCTGTCTCCTACTCCAAATGTAATCACTAAACCTTGTATACTGTGTGATGCACTTGTGTCATTAGTAACGAATTTTAAAGATGCGGATTTGCCTGATCCTTCAATGTTAGTTCGTTGTACTGGTGATGGATTACCATCAAATATTGCGGTACTATTATATAACGCTTCATTATAATATGCTGCTGTACCTGTTGTTGTTAAATTAAAGTTTGTTGGATTAAGAGTATCTACATCTTCATAATCATATACAGTAGATAATACTATTGAGTTATCACCCTCAGATCGTAAATATGTAGCTACACTATAGAATATTTTTCTTTGTTCAGGGTCTTGCAAATAATAAAAAGGAGTTTGAAAAATACTAAAGATTGGATCACCTGCAAAGCTATTACCACTTTCTTGCTGTTGTACTTTGCCATCTGAAGTACCGTGCAGTACAAATTCATTTTGACCTATATAACCACTAGCTGCACAAGTAGCTGTAATACCTAACATCTGACTGTATTCAAACTGCAAACCATTCGGTGTTTGTCTAAATCCACCTATAATACCTTGAGTATCGCTACCTGAAAAGAAATATCTAAACTGTGTTTTTTGTCTAATTACTACTGCATTTAAACCTTCTAGATCAATATCAAAAATAATATCTGTAAAAATATACTGAATATTTTTAGATACTGTTTCTAAATTAACATCACCAATCTTAGCTGTACCTGAAATAGGACGTAGACCGTCTTGAGATAAAAAGAGTAGATCACCACCTATTTCTATAACACTGTCTGTAGCTAAACAACCAAGGTCATCTGTAACAGTTTGTAATGTAAAGTTAGCAAGTGCAGTACCACCTAGTTTTTTAATATTAGTTGAACCAAATACAAATAGTTCGTTTCTAAAAGATTTAATTGCAACTATAGGAAAACCTACGTTTATTACACCTGCTCCATTAGCTGACGCAAAGTCTGTTTCTGCTAGTGGCGCACTAAAAAATAATTTAGTTGGGTGTGCAGGATCACCTGCTAGAAACAAATGGTTTTGAAATATTGCAGAAAACTTTGGATCAGTTGGTGCATCTGAATGAGTAATCTGTGTGTATGTTGTACCATCATATGTAGCTGCAGGATTTATACCATCTGTTAATACTATTTTTGGAGTACCAAAATTAAGTCTTGAAAACCTAACTTTAGTTACGCCTGTCATTGTAGGTGAACCTGCAGTAGTTATTGCTTGCCAAGCTGAACTAGAGTTATTCCATTTATGTAAATAGTTATTACCCGATGATGGTTTTCTACAGGCAAATATACCGTCATTAATTCCGTCTGCCACACAAACACCTAGTACACTTCCTGTGCCTGTAACTGTGCCGTAGTTATTAGCAAACCCATTTATTTTTCTGTAGCCACCAGTAACAGCAGGTTCGTAATTAATTAAAGATATAGCTGATCCAGGTTGTGTCTCACCTTGAGATAGCACATCCCTGCTAGTATTTAGTCCTCCTTGACAGAAGACCTTAAAGGAAGCTAAATTGTCTGCCATTAGATCACACTATTAAAGGTACTAGACTGTGGGCGATTGATTACAGTTGAACGTACATACAGATTATCGTCTAGCAATATTCTACGCATAGACTTTATACCTTCTTCAAAATTACTTTGATGCATTGCCGCACTTTGTTCATTACTACGAAAACGCATTACAAACATAATAGCACCATCAATGATAACATGTTTAAACCTGTCAGGTATAATGGTTGTATCTGTATGTGCAGTCAAGTCAGAAGGAAAAGTAAAGTAAACATACTCTACTTCATATGCACCGTCAGTAAGAGGAGTAACACCAAACTTTTCTTCTAGTGTTTGATACACATATAAAGGTTTACCTATACCATTTGTTTGATCACCTTCGTCATCTTGTGTACGATAGTTTTGTAAATAGTCATTGTATGTTATTGTTTTAAGATGTCTAGGTGCGTTATCTAGTCCACTAGTCTTTTTCAAAAAAAACGAATCCCAATCAACAGAACCCATGTCTGTAGGAAAATCATATGTTCTTTGGGCTGCTGTTAATGTTTGAGTATTAGTTGTTTTTAAAAAAGGATATTCTTGACCATCTTGTATTATTAATCTTATGCTGTTATTAACGGCATCTTTAACTAACCCTTGTACGTTACGTACAGTAGTAAAGCCATCACCTGCAGTATCCAGAGTAACTTCATTTAGTCTTCGTAATGTATCATTTACAAGTGTGATATATGTAGTTGCCATTTATATAACCTTCAAATAAGCTGAGAGGGGCAAGTTGCCCTGCCCCTCAAATGTTTATTTATGCAAGTGTGTCACGGTCTACTTCATTAGCAGCCATGTCACCCATTTCTGTGCAGTCCATCAAAACTGCCCAGATACGCAATTTACCTGAAGTAACTGCACCACCAGATAGTGAAGCAATTGTCAAGTCAATGTTGTCATCTGCGACAGCCATTACTGGTTGATACGCTGCAGGGTTCTGAGCAACTACTGCAGCAGCAGAGGTTGCATCGAATCCGTCAACAAATACATCAGCATCTACCATTCCAAGGTCTACAGTAAATGTAGAGCCATCAGAAGCAGTATCAACTTCAATACCTGCATTAAGAACCATAGTTCCCTTTTTAACCGCAATTACTGGAATAACATCAGAAGCAGCTAATGCGCTACCTTTGTCAGACAAAGCAGTTGCTAAGTTTAAAGTGGTTTCAACCATGTATGGATTGCGACCACGCTGCGAAACGCCACGTGCAGAAGCAAGAGTATTGTCACCAAGTGCCATTATCTAGTCCTCCCTTATCGCAAGTTGTATATCGCATTAACCAACGCTTCAGGGCGTAAGATTTTGCGACCATATAGATGCATACCACGAACAATGTCAGCAAAGCTGTCAGGGTCACGATATGTTTCTGTCTTATTGATCTGCTCCGCAGTTGCAACCGCTGAACTGTGACCGCCTACGATAACACCGTAGTTAGTCGCATTTGAAGCTGCTTCTGTTGAAGGACCAGTACCAATAGTAGGTAGGTTGTTAGATACATGTACCTGAAAACCGTGTAGGTTATTAATTACAAGACCATTTCGTATTCCACCTGATTCACCGTAATCTGCGTTTTGAAGACGTGAATCTTCGTCACGTAAAATTTCCATGAATACTGGGTCTACGACAAGCCATCTACCTTGTGAGTCAACATTTTGTTGATCCAACTTACGTGCCATACGAGCAATAAGTTGTAGTGGGTTTGCTTCACCTGCAGTTGAAGGTGTAGCAGTTGCACCACCTGTTCGAGGCAATAGTGCAATTGACTGACCGCCTGTACCTGCATTAAAGTCAGAACCATCTAACTTCATTGAGGAAAGCAATTCGTCAGAACCTGCAGTTGATACAGCTTTAGAACCGTTAACAGTTGTGTTAGCAGTG